TGCCCAGCTTATAGCTGAACGTGGCATACAGCGCGTGCAGGTCCATGTCGTAGATGAACCTGTTGAAGTAGTCCTTATCCTCCACACTGTTGGCTCCGTCCCAGCTTGTGTCGTCGACGAACGACTCCTGCGGACTGTTCTCATGCGAGAAGTTGCCCTGATATCCAGCCTCCACCTTCATGCGGTCGTTTATCTGATTCTCGTAGTCGAGCTTCATTTCCCAGCGGTTGTTGTTCATGTACATAGGGCGGTACTGGTAATCATACTCCGTGGGACGTTCCTCGCTGTAGTACACGGTGGAGTCCTGATAGAAGTTGTCGTTGTCTCTTTTCCACTTGTTGGCGTCTATGGTGAAGTCTATGAAATGCTTGTCAGAGAAGTTGTGGCGGTAGTTCAGTTCTCCGTAGAACATCCTCATGTCGTCCTTGCTGCGCGTTCTTCTGAGCATCATCCGCGAGTCCGCCCCGTCGCCCACGGTTCCGTAGCGGTACGGTATGTCGCTTCTGTTCTTTCCGCCGCCGAACATCATCATTCCGTTGAACGAGATGTCGTCCTTGTCTGTGGCGTGCCACGTGATGCCGGCGCGTGTGAACAGGTTGTTGCCCATGTTCTTGCTCGTGCCCCGGTAACGCTGGTACTCGCCCGTGTTGGTGAACACCTGGTCGCTCTCCGAGCGTCCGTCGTTGGAACGGTGACGGTAGCCGATGTTGGCGTATGCGTCGAGTTTGGAGCTGTTATAGTTTATATTGAAGCTCGTGTTTGCTCCTCCGCGCGTGCCTCCGCCCGCCTGCAGCGAGCCGTAATAGCCCGCCTTGCGGTTCTTCTTGAGCACAAT